AACAGATTTTAAGTTTACTGTTATTGACCCAAAAGCTGAATGGGCCAAAGCTATAAATAAGCTATGTGCTAACCAAGACTATATTAAGTTTATAGCTAAGTTAGCGAACGATGCTATAGCTGTAAATAGAGTACCCTTAATACTATCTGATAGAGTTCAGATGCTCAAAGATTTAGAAGAATTAATCCCTGATAGTATTTGTTTAATAGGTGAAACTCTAGACGCAGAACGAGAAGAAATTCTTAATAACGTAGGATCAAAATACAAAGCTGTACTAACAACAAAGATTTTTGATGAAGGTATCAGCTGTCACAGACTTGACACTCTAATCACTACATGTCCTTCCAATAATCCTATGAAAATGGAACAAAGAATTGGTAGGATTATTAGAGAGCATGAGAAAAAAGAGCTTCCCTTAGTTATTGAAGCTTTATTAAATGGGGCTATTGTTAATAGACAGCAACAAAAAAGGTTATTATGGTATGGTCAACAAGGGTATAACATACTTTAATTGGGATGAGCTCCGCGTTGCAGGGAGAAAGGATATTGCTGCAATAATTTGTTTGGCATATGGTATAACATTAAGATATAATGAATTATCAGCTAAAACATTAAGAACAACTTTAACTCTTAATAGAATTCCCCCCTTCTTATTTCACTCACAGTACTTCATTCAGCATAAACATATGTTACAGTGTACTTATAATACTAAGGAACCTCAATCTTATATAAGAAATCCTAATTTCTTATGGATGGGAGTACCTCTAAGAGATAAGATAGTGTATTTACGAGCACTATCACTAAGAAGAATATCGGAAGATGTTAACTATATACCTAGAAGGTATTACACAAAAGTTACCCATAATATATTTATGGATATACAAGAAGACAGAATCTATTTTCCATATGAGAAATAGATACATTGCAGAACTAATGTTCTAAAAACACTAAGGAGAGACACTATGGTAGCCTGGGCTGACGCAAAAGGTAAAAAGAATTCTGGTAATTCAGAACGAAGAGAAATTGAAAGACTAAAACTAGGGAATGAGACACGTATCCGATTAATCGGTACACTCCTTCCTCGATATTGTTACTGGATCGTAACTAAAGAAGGTCGTAAAATGCCTGTTGAATGTCTAGAGTTTGACAGAGAAACAGAAACTTTTAATAATAAAGCAGACAACCCTTTTAAAGAGATTGATGAAGATGTATATAGCGAGAAGCCAGGCTTTGCGTATGTATGTAATGTAATTGATAGAGCAGATGGTAAAGTTAAACTATTTGATCTACGTTCTACGATTTACAGTCAGATTGTTGATCTAGCTAGTAATCCAGAATATGGCTCTCCTGCGGATGATCTTACTGGTTATGACATTACTATTAAGCGTGAAAAAACAGGACCGCTGCCACAGAATGTTAAGTATTCTGTAATTCCCGGCCGCGCAATTAAGGCACTAACAGACGAAGAAAAGAGTCTTGAGTTGTTTGATATGGATAAGATCTTTAAGCGCCAAACATATGACGAACAAAAAACTTGGTTACTTGAGAATACCACTTTCTTTGCAGGTGATGTGTCTGATGAGTTTAAAGCAGAGGATGTAGACGACTTAGCATGAAAAAATCATTAGCAGATATGAAAACTAATTCTTCTTCTGCTAACACAAAAGTAAAAGCACCGGAGCAAAAACGCTTCGGTGCTTTTACTAGTGTAGAAGAAGGTAAAGCGACTATAGACATGGATATGCTTAGAAAGCATAATGTTTTCTTTGCTACACCTTGTTACGGAGGTATGCTAACAGATCAGTTCTTTCTAAGTATGTTACGAACTTCTCAAACAATGATGAATCAAGGAATTAACTTTAGAGTAACAACATTACGTAACGAAAGTTTAATCACTAGAGCTAGAAATATTATGGTTGCTATGTTTTTAAATAGTGACTGCACGCATTTAATGTTTATTGATGCAGATATTGAGTTCCAACCTGACGATATTATAAGAGCCTTAGCATATGATAAGCCTATTTTAGCGGGTGCTTACCCTAAAAAAGCTCTTCCAGTACAGTACGCAATTAACTTTAAATTTGCAGATAAAGAGAAACGACAGGTTAGATCAGAAAATGGTATTGTAGAAGTACTAGATGCTTCTACTGGTTTCTTCTTAATTAAACGAGAAGTTATTGAGAAAATGGTTCAACACTTTCCAGAGCTTCATTATAAGAATGATTCAAATATTGATGAAAACTTAAATAAGTATTGCTATGCGTTATTTGATACAATCCTTGACCCTGTTGATAACAGATACTTATCAGAGGATTATACTTTCTGTAGACGCTGGCAACAAATGGGTGGGGAAATCTGGTTAGACCCTAATACAAAACTAAATCACATAGGTTCTTACACCTTTGAAGGTGATGTTGGTAAGATTATAGGACAGAATTAATGACAGTAATTATCGCATATAAAGAACATGGTAAAGTATACATGGGAGGTGATGCAGGTGCAACTTCTGGGTCAAGCACTAGAGCTTCAAAACTAGAAAAGGTATTCACTATTGGAGATGAGTTTCTAATTGGATATACTTCTTCTTTTAGGATGGGACAAATTATTGAGCACTGTTTTAAGCCCCCAAATTATAAAGAAGGTGCATCTATTCAGAAATACTTAGTGTCTTCATTTGTACCTAAACTTACAGCAGTTCTAGAAAATCATAACTTTCTAGTATTCAAAGACAATGAAGCTATTGGTGGTACTTTTCTTCTGGGTTTTAAAGGCAAGATCTTTGAAATTGGTTCAGATATGCAAGTAAACGAGTTTAAAGAAAACTACCATGCGGTAGGTTCAGGAGAAAGATACGCTCTTGGTGCTCTACATGCAATGTCTCATGACTCTAAAATCGTCCCAAAAGAAAGGCTTACAGCAGCGTTTGAGGCTTCTGCACACTTTACAAACTCCGTTTGTGGTCCTTTTACTATCAAATCAGTAGATGCAGGTGTGACCACTAAGAAATAAGCAACTCCGTTGCTTACCTAACTCAGCTTCGCTGAAGGCGCTATAAAAGACTTAACAACTCCGTTGTAGCGCTTTCCGCAAGCTGTTGAAACATTGTGCAACACTTTTCGGTAGGTTATTTTACGTACCTAATATTAATAGCACGAAATTGCAGCACTGTGCAAGATATAAAATATGCAAGGAACAGTAAATGAAAGAAATTACATGGAATTATTTAAATGCTAAGAATGCAGAACGTCAGTTATATTGGGTAGGTTCTGATAAAATTGATCTAGCCTTCTTAGGTTTAGAGATTGGTGAAGAAGCAGGTGAAGTACAGGGCGCTCTTAAAAAACTTATTCGTCATAGAGATAAGATTGATGGAAATTCAGCTTCTCATGAAGAACTACGAGCAAAACTAAATTCAGAAATTGGTGATCTAATTATCAATATTTCAAGACTTGCTAATGCGCTAGATCTAGATGTAGATCAATGTATTCGTACAGCTTTTGATAATAAGAGTATTAAACTTAGTATTAATGTAAACCTATGAAAATACTAAGTAGCGCTGATTGGCATATCAATCTACATAAAAAGAAAATCCCTGCTAGCTGGCAGATGAATCGTTATCAGTTGATGTATGACAAGTTATATGCTCTTGAAAAAGAGTGTGATGTTCATGTTATTGCAGGAGATCTATTTGATGAAATCCCTAAGACAGATGATGTAAGCCTGCTATTATCCTTCTTAAACTCAGTCTCTATTCCTACTCTTGTAATTCCTGGTAATCATGAAGCTACTCGTAAAGGAAAGAGCTTCTGGGAACACTTTAAGCTGCATAATACAATTAAGAACCCTCTAGTATCTATATCAGTAGAAAATGAACGTATTTTCCTCGGTGGTGGAACGTTTAGTACATTTCCTTATGGCAGTGTTCAGACCGATAATCTTCCTAAACATCATAAAAACGACATTTTAGTCACACACATTAGAGGTGAAGTGCCTCCGCATATTACCGCAGAGTATGATTTCGAACGTCTTCGCCCTTGGGAGCTAGTTTTACTGGGTGATCTACATTTTAATCATAAGTATAAAGACTATAGCATTTATTACCCTGGGTCTCCTGTTAATACTACTTTCGATAGAAACCCAAAACATCGCTATGGTGTAGATATTATTACTGTTGATCCTGATAATGTTGCTGACCATTCAGTTAGTTTTGTTGACCTTGAGTTACCAAAGTTGCTTAGACGTACTGTTTCTGTTGGCGAAGAACTAATCGCTGACCCAGTTCATCACGCAATTTATGAGGTTACAGGCTCTATTGATGAGATTGCTAGTGTTCAAAAGTCTCCGTTGCTGGATAAGAAGATGGTAATTAATAAGAGTACAGAATCTACACTTAATTTAAAAGATAAGAGCATAGTAGAAGAGCTACAAATATGGATGAACCATATAGGTATAAAGAACCAAGAGCAAGTGCTTTCGAGGTTCAATGAGTTAGGAATTAGAGAATGAGTGATATTCTAATTAAACGGTTAACATTCGATAATATGTATTCTTATGGTGCTGCTAATGAGATGATTCTAGATGCTAGCACAATAACTCAGCTTCGTGCTATTAATGGTTATGGTAAGACCTCTATTGCTCTTATCTTACAAGAAATTCTATTTAATAAAAACTTTCGTAATGTAAAGAAAGGTGATATTCTTAATAGGGTTAATGGTTCTAAAACATGGAGCGGTAAACTAGAGTTCTTAGTTAGAGGTGTAGAATACTCAATTGCTGTAACTAGAACAGGTGCTGCTACTAAAGTTAAATTGATAGAAGCTGGTAAAGATATATCTGAGCATAAAGTAATTGATACTTACAAGAAAGTTCACGACATTCTAGGTATGAACTTTGATACTTTCTCCCAGCTTACTTACCAATCGTCAACTGATTTACTAGACTTCCTAAAAGCGACTGACGCAAATCGTAAGAAGTTTTTAATTAAGCTGTTTAATCTAGAAAAGTACACTGATATCGGTGATCGTATTAAGCTAATTGCAAGTGCGACTGATAAAGAAATGGGCGTCTTACAAACAGAAGCTAATAC